AAACACTTACCTTCTTCATCACGAATTTCCCAAAACAACATAGTAACTCCTCTCTTGACTATGTTCTTATAGTACCACAATCAGAGAGGTTTGTCAACAATTATTTTTGATTATTTGCGTCTTTTTTTGGCGAGTTCGTTTGCAATCCAGTTCTTTGCAATACCACTGGTAGGTTTCTTACGTAGAAGTCCTTTGATCTGTTTGAATACCTTGATGAATACATCCTCACCAGCATCATTGTTATCTACTACAACAAACCCTTGTCGGAATGTCTGACTGAATGTGCCCATATTAGATTGTACATCCTTCCAAGATTTGACTACAATAGGTTCTGGTACAGAACGAGGACGATCTGCATTACGTTGAAGTGCAACATCCAGAGAGGTATTGACAAATATCATGTGTGTGTCATAACCTAGTTCCTTGAGTGCCCTGTGTTGACGAATGATCTTATCCGCCTCTCTACCAGTGCCGTCAATGATAAGTCCTAGTCTACCCTCTAGGTAGTTTGCTTTCTTTTTTGCAGTAATTTCTTTTGCTCGAGTCCGTACTGCATCTCTGGGTTCCTCTTCAGACTTGGGCATCTTTAGGGATAGTCCCGCCTTCTTCAAAAGGGACTCAAATGCGTCATCACTATTGACTACTTTGAGTCCTGTACCACCAGTGGTTTTCCTGACAACGTATGACTTACCGCTGCCAGGGCCACCAGCGAGGAAAAACGCCTTGAATATGTTAGGGTCGTACACCCCCTCTTGCAACTCTTGGTATTTTTTCATATTGGGTGTTCTCCATTAACTGTCTGTTTCGATATCCTGCTAATTCTATAACGTATTTATCATCATCTGAAATTGGGGTAGTGTAAGTCCTGTTCTGTGTTTGGAATGTCATTTTTTTGATTCTGTTTTTGGTCTTTGCCATTTTCTCGTTCCTTTTCAGTTTAAGTTGTTTCAGTTTGATATCTTTTGAGTTAATGGGTTTGTCTCCTTTTCTATAGATAGAAGTCCTCATAGACTTCTCTGTGTCTTGGTTGTTGATCCCCGTCTGGCGTTCCGTTCTCTATAAAATCAAGTTCATAGTTTATTGAGTCCTTCACGCACGTTAAGTCCATTTCATGTGTAAACGTGGCGACTGTGAAAACGTGATTTATGGTTTTCACTAAAAATCGTCCACTTATAAATTTATCAGTCTCGCTTGGGTTATTCCCATCCCTTACACCTTGATATGGTACTGATATTCTCACCATGTCACCAGCGTTGGTAAATGTATTTCCATGTACTTTCATCTCAACTGTCAACCCATTTAGTAGCATTCCAACTTGGGATGTACGGTCTGGTAACCAGGCCTCTGATAAGAATCCATCATAGACATAATCATTTGTTCTGTTAGTAATTGATGTATCCTTACCATCGGTGTTAGAAGTGTCGGGTTGTAAAAATGTTTTACTAACATGTTCACCCGGCCTCTTTCCAAGTAAATCTTTTGATGCACTGTAAATGGGGTGTGCTTGTTTTTTTTCTGGATCATCATAGATGTGTGTGTGCTTGTCATAGTCACCTATGTAATCGTATATTTTGGTCGAGTATGACTTTGTGTAAATGTTGTGTGATATAGTTTTTGAACTCAAATGTCCTAATACATTTCTCTCCATCCTATCGCCATGGGTAGTTGAATAATCAATGATGTGTTCCAACATTTGTACAACATCTTCCTGACCCCCCTTGTTGTGTGGTATCTGGTCTAACTTACGATAATGCAATATGTCTTGATCTTTTGAGATGTAAGCAGAGTTTCCATTTATCATTGAATTGAGACTTCTGAAATGGTAACCATGTTTATTTTCAAAAAACATATAAGTGTTGGAGATATCCCCACCACCTCTGCTTATTGCTTGTGGGGTAAGTAATTTAATTATGTCAAACGGCCGCATGTTGGGTGCGATAAATTTTTTAAGTTCAGCTGATGCTTCTATCTGTCTCAACTTTTGACAACCTACAACGTCTAACATGGTGTACACCATAGAACTAATGTTGCCCTCAAATGATCTTGAAATTCTGGTATTGGTATTTCTCACCCACTCACTAGAGATAAAGTGTACGGATAATACCTCTGCACCTTTACCTATGTGTTTTCTACTGTTGACTCTGGTAATGTACAACCTATTATTTTCAGTGAAATTTATTACATCCTTACCCTCTTTCATTGATGGGGTTCTAAGGACTAACTCTAAAGTTTCTTGACCTATGATTGGCCCTATATTAGATAATGACGCTTCATTGTGAAACGTGAGATCACCATTAATGAATGGTTGTGTAACGCTCTCTGAAAGTGTGATTTCAACAACATTACCACCTGTCATTAAATCAAAGGAGTGGCCTGCTGATGTGTGAATAGTACACGTTTCGATAACAAACTGCCCTGCTCGAGTAAGTGATTCTTCCATTTATAGTACGCTCTCATTAACAAGATGGTTGAACTCATCCACAAATTGTTGTACATATGCTGGGTCTAGTAATCTTATCTGTCGGATGTCATCTTGTCTTTCTTCCTCATATTCAAAATTGGTTACAATGCTTGCACTTGGATAATCAGTATTATCTGTTCCAATGTCTATCTTGACTTTAGTACTTCCAGATGATTGTGTTATTTCATAATGATGAGTTGCGTCAACATTATCATACTTATCATTAACAAACTCTAAAAACTGTGGGGTGGTCATTGGCCATCCATGATACCTATCTGTAATATTATTTACCATGAGGATGATCCAATGCAACTCCGCATCTCCATAAAATTTATGAGCAATACTCTCTGGGCTTTCTCCTTCTCTAACATCATATGTATCGTAGAGTAAGGTATTTGTTCTGACCTTCTCTCTAAGGGCAACCCTCCTCAAAAGGTTCTTAGTAATTTGAAAATTACCATTTCCATTTATGTCATATATTATATCTGGAAAGTTTTCAAAATAAGACATGACTAGAATCCCTCATCAATACGTGATCTGTCAAGAATTTCTATTTCTGTAAACTGAAGACTTAGAGTAGTTCTCTGTGGTGGTGGTGAAGTGTCACCATGCAAACTACGAGTTGGTTTGTATGCAACATAACGGTCACCACCATAAGAAACATTGACAGATTCTAGGTAGCATGTTGATATTTTGTTGAGATGTGTATTCTGTTGTCCCTGATACATGTAACGTATGTCGAAAGTGTCTGGTATCGCCATTTCATAACCTATTGCAATATTGTCTTGGTTTTTGGCTTCTCTTCTAAACTCTCCATGTGCGTGAAATTTAAACATATGAATTATATTCTGTACCACCTCTACTTCTGCTTCACTTTTTGGCATGAAGATAAAAGTGAATTCAAATTTTCTTCTATTGATACCCCTAAACGCCATTTCCATTTTATTTGAGAGTATGGCGCCCTGATTGATTTCTGCGGCCGCTCTAACCCCTGGCGCTACTGCATCCAACCCTTTCAACAGTGCTCTTTTTCCCATAGTTTCAAATGTCGAACCCGTGTTCTTTCCAGTTTCAAACGCCTGCGAAAAATTTCCACTAAATGCTTGAGTTAACAGAGTTGCAATTTGTTGTATTGCTGCTGCACCAACCCCGATCTCCGTATCACTATACTGCATAGAATATGATGAAGAAATACTAGGAGGCATGTATAATGCGATTGCGGTACTTAATGATGATGAAGACAGTTTAGATGCAACTAAACTACCGTGTTTATTCCCTCTGGCTGCTGGTGTGGAATCTCCTCTGGTATCTTTGACATTGATTTTTTTACCACCAGAATCAATAAACAAATCACCAAATGATTCAGGGCTAGAAAAATCATCACCAGTGAATTCACCACCTCGACTACGAATATCTCCACTGATGTCATAGTTTATCTTATTTTTTATAGAGGTCATGTGTTTGGATTCTTTAGTCCTGAGTGAAGTTCTTCCACTCACCTGATTAATCATAAAGAGAATGTAGTGACCTTGCATTGGGTCACCTTCTACATTCATTGGATATTGAAGATTTTGAGTATAGAATTTTGGTTTGTTGTTAATTGCAGCGCCGGGAGAGTTGTCCCTACCCATACCAATCATACCTTTAATGTTACCAGCAACATTGTTGATAACACCTCTGGTGACCGATTGAAATTGTCCAGAAACTACTTGACGTACTGCATCTACCATGTCTAAATATCCTTATAAAACACTTTTAACTATTTATACACCATGGCGTACAAAGGTCGATATAATCCTATACACCCCAAAAAATATAAAGGGGATCACCACAACATAGTCTATCGTTCACTATGGGAACGAAAGTTTATGGTGTATTGTGACACCAGTGATAACATTATTGAATGGGGTAGTGAGGAAATCATTATCCCCTATTTATCACCTTGGGATGGTCGTATGCACCGATACTTTCCAGATTTCTACATAAAAGTCAAACAGCACGATGGGTCTGTTAAAAAGTTCATTATAGAGGTAAAACCCAAGAAACAATGTTCACCACCAGAGAAAACTCCAAAACGTAAGACTAAGAGGTGGTTTAAAGAAGTCAAAACATGGGGCGTCAACTCCGCAAAGTGGAAATATGCTACCAGTTGGTGTGAGAACAATGGTATGGAATTTAAGATATTGAATGAAGATCATCTTGGTATTAAGTATAAATAGTATCATGGCACAAAGTAAATTCGTACAGTCCGTAGTTCAAGCCGCTGGTGGTAGACCACGATCTACAGGATGGTATCAAGACAAGATCAAAGAGTTTGGTAAGCCTGGAGCACTGGACTTAATCAGAGATGGTAAGAGGTCGAGTAGACCATTCTATGGTAGACTCAATATGTTTTTTTATGATCCAAAATTTAAGGCGAAGTTACCATACTACGACACATTTCCTCTAGTGTTACCTATCGAAAGATATAGTGATGGGTTTCTGGGGATAAACTTTCATTATCTCCCAATACCCCTACGAGTTAAATTACTGGACAGATTGGTAGACTTTTCAAATAATACAAAATTTGATGAATCGACTAAGCTGGTTGTGGATTACAGTAAACTAAAAAACATCAACTTAGTTAAACCTACCATACATAAATATTTAGCAGGACATACGAAATCACAATTTCGTAGAATAGATGCAGATGAGTTTACAGTCGCTGCACTTTTACCTGTACAAAGATTCAAGAAGGCAACTGCAAAGGAAGTCTGGAGTGAATCAAGGAGTATGATCTAATGATATCAAGTTTTGAAGGACTTGGTTATGGTCTATTGAATGATGTGTTGGGAGTCTTGCGTTCTGATGATGGATATGCAACACCTAACAGATACGAAATAGAGATTGGTCTACCTAACATAATAGGGACAACAAGCGGTGGAGCACCAAACACAAACGCCTTAACATCTGCATTTGCATCACTCTTACCTTCTGGTATCGCTGCAATGGCCGGTGGTGGTAGAAGTGGTGGACTTAGGAACATACAGTTAAGGGCTGGAAACGTGACCTTGCCGGGTAGAAATATTGAAACTTCAGATGATGTTAACATCTATGGCCCTGTACGTAGAGTTGCATCTGGTGTAAACTATGCAGAAGACATCACTATAAGTTTCCAATCAAGTTCTGGTTTAGAGGAAAGAAAATTCTTTGAGAACTGGCAAAATTCAATATTCGATGAAAGTTCTTGGAACATGAACTTCTACAACGACTATGTTGGATCACTGTCTATATTCATTCTTGACAAAAATGATAAGAGAAGATATGGACTAAAATGTTGGGAAGTATATCCCAAAACTATTGGGCCCAATGATTTGAATTATGGGTCTAATAATGAAATAATCCTTGTGCCCGTGTCCTTCCAATTTAGATATTGGACGGTTGCAGACAAGGAAAGAATGGGTGGTGGAAAGGGATTGCTTGGTAATCTCGCAGAAACCGCTGTGGATCACGTAACTAGAAATATTACGAGGAACATCCCATTCACTAGACGTTAATTATTAAAGGATGAAATATTATGGCGTTACCTAGACTTAATACGGCGAAGTATACTTTAAATCTTCCGTCATCTGGTGAGGAAATTGAATTCAGACCATTCCTCATGTCAGAACAGAAAAATCTGATGATTGCACAAGAATCAGAAGATGACAAACAAATGCAACAGGCAATCGCAAATTGTATTATCGACTGCACATTCAAAAAGGTAGATGCATGGTCATTACCAGCATTTGATGTCGAATACATCTTTCTGAAGATACGGTCAAAGGCCGTAGGTGAAACTGTTGAGATTGGTTTGACCTGTCCAGATGACAACGAGACAGTTGTACAGAAAAAAATTGATCTGTCCAAAATTGAGTGTACCATGCACGCTGGACACACTAATGAAATTCAACTCACGGATACTATTAAGGTTGTCATGAAATATCCCACACTGAAAGATATTTCTATGATACAATCAGAATCACAAACAGAGCAGTTGTTTGAGATGATAGGAAATAATATATTCCAGATTGTTGATGGAGAAACAGTCCATAACAGAGTTGATGTTACGGATGAGGAAATGAACGAATTTTTAGGATCAATGACTTCAGACAACTTAGAACAGGTTACCAATTTCTTTGAAACTATGCCGAAACTAACTCATGAGGTTTCAGTTAAAAATCCTAACACTGGTAAAACAGGTAAGGTTGTGTTGGAAGGGTTTCAAAGTTTTTTCGACTAACCCTCTCACATGATACTCTGAAAAATTATTATGAGGTAAACTTTGCATTAAAACAACACCACAGTTGGACTATAAGTGAATTAGATGATATGTTGCCATGGGAGAGGGATATTTACGTAGGATTATTGGTTTCCTTCATAGAAGAAGAAAACAAGAAGATAGAACGTCAAAATAGACAAATGAGACAATCTTGATGAATAAATAGTTTAAAAAGGATCGTATCAATGGCGCAGAAGAAACTACAAAAAGATAGTGAGTATGCACATCTAGATTTAGATGGCGATGGTATCGTTACTGATGATGAGCTTGATTTGGATGAGAGAATGATGAGACTTGAAAATGAAGACAAAAAAGAAGATGCACAAAGATTTATGGCATGGTTTGCACTATGGGGAATGTTGTTATACCCATCCCTAGTAGTATTTTCCATATTAATTGGTTTAGACCAGGCTGCAAAAATACTAGGTGACATGGCGGCAGTATATTATGTTTCAGTTGCAGCGATAGTTGCCGCATACTTTGGTGCTCAGGCATTAAAGAAAAGTAGTACACCTAAAAAATAGGAAGTTAAATGGTAGACATACCTATAGACAAAAAAGATGTACAGGAAATAGTCAACTCTCAAAAAGAAACGACTAAAGAAATTAAGGGGTTTGGTAATGTCATCACAAAAATGATGCAGAATCAACCACCCCCTTCTTCTGATACGGATGCATCTTTTGAGCAAGTTGCGAAAGACATTAGCAAAGGCAATGAGCTCATTAAGGTGACAGGAGAGAAGAATAGAGAGACAACAGAGAACTCAGCAAATTCCACTAATAAGGCCTTAGGGAGAATTGATCTCAGTCTAGGTATATTGGGTAAACAGGGACAAAAGGCAGCGATAGATCAGAGAGTAACAACTTCAGACGAAACTGAGGATCAGAAGAAATCGCTTTTTCACCGCTTGAAAGAAAAAAAGTTTTGGGCGGCCTCCACGAAGTATTTTAAAGATTGGGCAAAGTCTCAAAAAGAGAGATTAAAAGGAGCAGGAAAGGGACTTCTCACATATCTGGGTACTTTACTTGGTGGTGGTGCTCTGTTAGCGTTGTTACAGTTCATGGAAAGTCCAGAGTGGAAAAAAATTAAAGAAAGAATTGCGAAATTTAATTTTAAGGAATTTGGTATGAAAGTTGAAAGGGTTCTTACAGCATTATCAACTTCTCTAAGTAGTGCTTTTAAATACTTTTTTGGTAGTACTGATGATAAGGGTAAAAATGATGGTAAGGGATTGTTTGCTAGAATAGGTAAAGTGTTCGATGGTTTCAAAGAGAAAGGTCTTCTTGGTGGTATAAAAGCCATGTTCGATAATTTTGGTCTTGTTGAAGGTGCGGTTTTGCTTATCGTTGGCGCACTTGTATTACCAAAGGCCTTAGCGGCCACAGGTATCTTACTTGCGATTAAATTAATGTTCAAAGGATTTGGTGCAATATGGGCGGCACTTAAAGCAATCACTGGTTTTACATCTTCTGCAAATGCAAAAAATTTAAAGAACGCTAAGGCAGCGGGAATGTCTGCATCGCAACTAAACGAAATAGCAGGGGCCGAAAAAGGTAAGTCTTACAAAATGGGTAAACAAACATTCAGATATGAAGGTCAACAGTTTGTGAATGAAAAGACAGGAAGAATAGCAACTAAGGTTGAAGCCGAACAACTCAGAAAAGGTATTTCAACTGGTAAAATTGGAGTAGTAGGATCAAAGCCAGGTTCAAGACCTAAAGTTGCTTGGGCCAAAAAGTTTCCAAAGATGGCAAAATTTTTGAAGTTGGGTGGGCCGCTTGCTGCAATACTTGGTGGTATAGATGCAATATCTATTTTGCAAGATGACAAACCACAAAAAGCATCTCGACTTGCAGGCGTTTTGGCTGGTAGTGGTGCTGCACTAGTTGGTTCAGTAATAGGTGGTGCGTTAGGATCAGTGGTGCCTGGTTTTGGTACGTTACTTGGTATATTAGGTGGTGGTGCGTTAGGTTATTTTGCAGGCGCATCAGCAGGAAAGGGTTTGGCCCAATTTCTACTAGGTGAAAAGGTTGATGCATTTCCCTTGGATTCGATAAACAACTGGCTTAACGGTAAACGATTGTCAAAAGACGTTGCACGATTAGAACAGACACACGATAAATTGTCTGCTCGAGCAAACATGAGGGGTATGTTCTTTGGTGGTGAAACATATAAAGGATCAGCGTTTGACATGTATAGTAAGAATTTTGACCATACAAAAACTGGTGGTTTTAGGGGGTTTGTGCGAGAAAAATTAAATGCGATGGGTATTAAAGGAAACGCCAAACTTACGGCTCAACAAGCATCAATGTTATCTAGAGCGGGTCTAGTAGGTGTAACCGAAGGAGAAGCAGTGGCGAGTGCAATTGCAAGAAATAGAGATTTCTTCATGTCACAACCTGGCTCTATCAAGAGACTAGAAAATGAAAAATCAGAATTGATGGCCAAATTAAAAGATAAAGAATTACCAGAAGCAGACAGAACGGTAGTGCAGAATATTATAGACAGTAGTAGAAGAGAAGATACCACTATGGTTTCAAGATTCACTCCAGCATATCCAGCGGGATTTTCCCCATTCTAAAAAAAAGGGGAACCGAAGTTCCCCCTTTTCCTTATCCCTCGTCTGCGAGTTTTTGAAAATAATCTATCGAATCATCTTCTTCATCATCAGAAACATCTACAGTAGGAGCAGGAGACTCCTTCGTATCCACAGTGACGGTAGTTTCAACTGGTTCATCTTCCATAACACTAGTTACATTACCAACGGTAGTAGTACCAGCGAGTACCGTATCCAGACGAGTTTTAAGTTCATCATATGATTTGAAGTTTGTAGGTGCAGTAAACTCTTCAAGAGAATACTGTTTACCCCATACTTCCTCAAGTGCATCGTCATCATCTAACAATGCAGATGGTGCTGCAAACTCTGACTTATCATAGTTCCAGTAACCATCAACCTTACGAATCTTCAACTTGAAGTTCGCACCTTCCCAAAAATCAAATGGATTAAGGGGAGTCTCATCTTCAAATGCTGGTTGCATCGCTTCCATGCACTTGTCGAAAATCTTCTTACCAAAGCGATAGAGGAAAACCTTTCCTTCATTCTCTGGATGTTTCGGATCACTCACCACATAGATGTTGGCGAAGTACTGCAACTTCCTCTTCTGTTTACGAGCGATCTCTTTATCACTCTCAACACCAGAGTTCCAGTATGCGGTGTTCATTTCCGATACAGGGTCTTTCTGACCAATCGTTGTTAGGGAGTTCTCAATGTACCACTGACCAGTTGGCCCTTGGAACGCATGATTCCAAACCTTTGCCCAAGGAAGGTCTTCTCCCTTGACTGCTGGAAGAAAACGAATGACTGCATATCCGTTACCAGATTTATCAACCTCTGGTTTCCACAGACGTTCATCAACGTATGACTTCTTTTCTTGAGGTTTGTTTTCGGACTCAACTGCACCGAGCAGTTTATCCAATGAGTTTTGCTTCTTAAGCGCATCTAACGACATATTATTTCTCCTTATGTTAATGTATATTATCGTATGTTAAAGTATCTTTAATTTATCACAAAGGTCGTCTTTTGTCAAGTACCCCACATTAGAAAAATGTTTAAATTCTTCTGTCTGTGCATCCACCCAATAGTATTGGACTTCTGGGAACTCTGTAAAAGTTATCTCCATTTGCTGAACCCAATTAGTAGAATTAAACCCCTTGGTATCAGCAGGCAGATAGTTTTCACTACCCTTGTATATGTTATTTAGGGGTTTGTCATAGGACGATAAATCAAACCCTATGAAGTAAATCTCTTTGTAATTCTCTCTTGATGCAAGATGCAACGCAGTACACCCTGTAGACCACCCTCTGGGATACTCTACTTCTATTACACCATCGTCTGGTTGCACTTCAGTTATCCAGACACCAACATCCTTTTCCATCTTCTTGGTAAGATCAGCAATCTCCAATTCTGGATGCATCTTGATTGCAATCTCTATTTTCTCAGACACGGTTACAGGGTCTTTACCACGAACAACACATTCCTCTGCACCTTCTTCTTTGTGCATGTGTACTAACTCATCTGGTATGTCAAATCCCATTAGAAACGTGTCACCTATAGTTACTGGTATCTTCTTCCATTCAAGAAACCAACAGGTGTTATCCATTACATAACCAGACTTATAAATCTCTTGTTGCATACCAGCATCAGTCGCAACCAGATTATCAACCTTTCCATCACGATAGATTGCATTGCATCCCCACGTATCAACTCCATCACGCATAATAGTCTGGTGACATGGTGAATACCATGATCTACTTTCACCATTCCCTATCACAAGAGCAACGTCACCTACAAATGAAGGAACCCACATTGGCCCTCTCTCTTCATAACTACTCTGGGGTATCAGTTTCATTGTTGACATTGGTTACATTCTCACCATCAATAAATTTTGCAATGGTGACTTTCTCAATTGCTTGGGTAGGATTAACTGCACATCCGATTTCTGCAATGTCTACTCTCCAACCATCTGCTAACATTCCACGAACAGTACCTAAACCTCTGTCCTTAATAATACCACTCCAATCATTTACAAAATTTACACACTCATTTTGTGTATCAAAGTGTCGAGACAAAATATGAACTTTCTCATCTCTTTCAAAACCTTCTGGATCAGTGATCGTGAAGGCAAGTAACAACATAAAGGTTTTAACCATGTATCTTTCCTTTCAATTCTAGTACCCTTTGTTTTAACACGTTTACTGATGTCCTTAGATGACCAGTATCGTGTTCCTCAAATCGACTTTCAAGAATTGCAATCTCTTCCATCAACATGATAATTTTATCTACAGTGGTTTGATTCCACTCATTAGAATATTCAATCATTTCTCAACGCCTCCCACGAATACGGAAACTTATCTTCCGCAAGTTTGTCTATTTGATTTGCAACCACTTGGGTTTCAACTTGTGCGTCTGGTTTGCATCGTAGGTTACATACACGTGCAAATGCATAGAGTGTTCCACTCCAATACCATTCTGTCATCATAGATTGTGGTAAGACCATTCTGGCCATTTCTGGTGCGATACCCTGTTTCAACATAGAATTGTATGTTGATGTAGCATGCATATGAGTTGCAGAAACATCGTAAGGAGTAGTTTCATCTGAAGAACCTTGTTTCTTATCTTCTGCTGAAAGTCTCCATTCTGTAGGTTCATAGAACTCTGGTTCATAATCAACGTATCGTCTAGATACCTCATTCCACACCAAACCGACTTGGTGTTTCACTAGTTGTCGAGCAACGAATACTGGTGCCTTAATATGAAACTGCATAGATGCATGACCAAAGGGACTCCAGTGATCATGTTTTGCAAGAAACTTAATAAGTTTCTCATCTCCCTCTTTTAGAAGTCCTGGCGTAGGCCCTGCCTCTGGAATTGTCTCCCACTTTGAGGTTTTAGAAAAAGATACTCTTGCAGCATTGACTACTGATAGATCACTACCCATGTGATCTACCAGTGTCACTTCCATTTCACTTCCCATTAAATTTCTTCCCTTTGGGAACATACCTACGTGGTCGATAACCCTTTGGCCACTGAGGTTGTCGGGATGCAAGAGACTTTACCCTCTCTCGTAACTCTTCGTTTGACTTCACCAACTCGGCGTTGTCAAAATTAAGCGCCTTGAGTTTATTCTCAAGGTCTGCAACTTTGGATTCAAAGAACCCTTCTTCACGTAGGGCATCACCCTTATCCAAGTACAACGTAACTTCCATCAACTGGACTCCTCTATAAGATTTAATAGTTTTATTCTATACTTCTTTGCGTCAATTGTCAAGAACCCTTTGTATTTTTTTAAGAAAAAACTAAGGTCTTTCCAGACAATATCATCACCCAATTTCTTATCCCAATCCTTGGCATACTGTACCAATTCATCCAGAATGATAAGTGTCTCTAATGAGATACGCCTACCTAGATATTCCTTGAGTAATTTTGGGTGTTGATTATTCTCCACCTTGAACAGTGGATTCAAATTTGTGATGTATGGGGTTAGTTCTACAGCAAACATATCAAAGAAACCTTGTCTCTTTAGTTTCCACGATTGATAATTCTCATCATTGAAGTTTGCAATGTACCCCTTCTTGTCCTTAATGAAGTTGGCCAGAAAGTAGTCCTGTGGTTCGTCATACTTGTTTGCTATCCTTGCAAAGTAGTATCTATCTTTTCTTTTCCAATACGAGTCTCTAGAAACCTTAGTCTTACCACCATACTTGTGATAATCATAGTCTTCTCTAGAGAAGTGTGCCTTCATTGCACAGTACATTAAGTATACGTCAATTGGTTCCATGTTTTATCTTAAAAAAGTTTTTGATTATCCATGCGTGTATGTCTATTTCCCACTTATAAGTTCGATGATCATATGCATCGGGTTTTGCATGATGGCTATTGTGTAAACCACATCCCATTGTTAATATATTCATCAATGTATTATTTGTACTAAGGTCATTCGTATCATACACACGATACCCATAACGATGACACAAAACATTTCCTACACCAGCACAATGAAATGCATATACAGAAGGGACACTAATAAGAAATGCAGCGATTCTCCAATCTATTAATGCAATTAGTAGATAGGTGATAAAATAAATTTTGAAATAGTGATGATGTATGTTTAGTATCCACTTATCTTCCCTTAGAAGGTTTAGGATGTGTTTACCATAATACTTACGTTCTATTTTAAATGGTTTCCAAAACGTAGACCATACTCTCCATGCAGATTGACAACCATGTGGGTCTTCTTCTGTATCACTCTTTGCATGATGTTTTCTATGTACTCCTACCCATGCAATAGGACTAGCAAATCCAGTAAATATTCCAAGTGTAACCAGTAGTCTTCTTCTCCAACGTCCTGTTATAAAACTTTGATGTGCTAAGTATCGGTGAAGTCCTATTTCACCCCCTACCTTTATAAATATAATCCATCCAAATAAACTCAATAGTAACCATGACCATTCACTATGCAATATTGCAGTAATAGCAACTACATGACTGAATAGTAATAGTAACTTTGCTCTATTCTCTAGTTTCATTTACTACATCTTCAGGCATTTTTAGTTTCCAGACGATGAAAGGTTCTTCACACTCCCCTGTATCTGGATCGCATATCTGGCCAGGAATTGACTTTGCAGTAGGGTCTAAAGGTTGTTTTCCAACATAGTGCCACTCTGCACCCATTGCTTTTTCCTTTGCAACTTGGTCAAAGAACTCCTTGTTCTCTACCCCAAAAGTTGTACCCAAACCTAGTATGAGTGCGAGTAATACCACCATGTTGTTTCTCCTAAATTGGTAACTGGGCTTGTTTAGGGAGAAAGTTTAACTCCCTTGCATTTGCTTCGATCTTCTCTTTAAGACCTTTTGATATTAATGATTTTACGGAATCTGGTTCTATGTCTTGTTGATCACAATACCACAAAACCGCTTCCATATGAGATATGCATTTATCTTTCACGATGTTCTCTATTTCTAGAGTGAACTTCTTAGGTGTGTTCAGTGCCATAAAAACTCCATATGTAAGTTTGGGGGGTTAACCGTGACCCCCCACGCATCTATTAGGTGATGACCCCTTGCGTCCCACAGGCCAGATGGGATGGTATGGTTGACCCTGTTCTTTGAACAGTGTACTTGTGGCCTCTAACTCCACACAATTCCTTTCATGTTGTTACCCTCAGATAGTCAGATTGTTACTCTACACTTCTTTAGGATAAAATCATACTCGCCTTAGTGCGTTAGTATGAAGTGGTGGGTATTCTGTTACTAGGAACCCACCGAAACCCTATCCGATTTACGCTGCTAGAGCGTAATCTTGAGATGCAAAATTATCGTTTGCATTTACTAATTTGACCTATTAGGCAGTCAACCCACAACTCTCCACTTCTCTATTCCACGCCAGTCGATCCTAATTCGCCCCCATCAAAAAAAGACTAGATATATGATTCCCGAAAGTAAGGCGATGTCTGCACAAATACTCCAAAGAATATATGCTCTAAGCATCCACTTACTTACCTCTCGTACTAAGGGGTTCTTCATCTTGACCCCCTATCAATATCTGTTCCACACTAATCTCCTTTTGGTGGAGGCGATGGGAATTGCACCCATGTCCTGTACGTCTTTCAATCCACATCATCGAATTGTATATTATTTATACCATACTCGTACTTAATTGTCAAGTCGCCATTTTACAGGTTGTCCAATATTTTGCTGAAAATTTTCTCTAATGTGTGCATTAACACCAATAGATGTAAAACAACCAACGTCCTCACCAGCATATTCTATTACAGTAATTGTTTTATTTTTATGGTTCATCCACAGAGCGGCAGCATATCCCAGTGTTTGATCATTCCACATTACAAGTGGTTCTTCTCCAGAAACTTTTAGACCTTTATGCACTGACTCCGCATCTGCACACATTACAGGTTTCATGGTGTTTAGAATTTGTTTTGGTTCTACCAATTCTTCTTTTTCTTCCTGTTTTTCTGAAGTGTTTTGTGGGGCGGGTTCCACTACCGCATTTGGTGTTGTATTAGTTGTTTGACAACCCATGAGCAGAAACACCGCCATTATTGTTATTAGGTGTTTCATTTTGATTTCTCCATTCTGTAGCGGTTTCAACCAACAAATCTAGGTAATCATGTTTCTCTTTTACAAACTCTTGTACAGTCCCATCTTCTGTCACACATAGTATGACTATCTGATCAATGCTTGTACCAGTTCTTTCTTCGTACATCTCTGCATAGGCAGAACATTGTATGTAATAGTTTTCATTCCATTCATCGTTGCGTTCTTTAGTTGACGTTTTAAAATCAATTATAGAGAGTACCCCTTTGTACTCTGCGATGCAGTCAACTCTACCCGCTACCTTATATTTATCACTGTATAGACCTACCTCTTGTGCATGGATGTTATTCACATGACACAGAACTTCACTCTTTAACTGTTGAAATAGACAATAGGGTAGAAAGTTCTTCTTGTGTTTTTCCCAATCTGATGGGTAATTGGTATATACGTTGTTTAGATAATCTTCACACATTTGGTGTACGTGAGTACCCCTACGTGCAGCCTTACCAGCAACATAGTTTGCAACTTCATTACCGACTTTCTTACGCCACTCCATCAAACCTTTTTTGTTACGGACTGATAGAATAGTTGTTATAGATGGATACTTGTTACCTTCTGGTGTTTCATATAGACGTACACCGTCAATTGTTGTTGCCGTAATTTCAGGCAGTTTCACATTCAAATGATTAAACATATTTTGATCCTACACTCCAAGAACCATCAGGAACCAATATTAGATTACCATGACTATCGTAGACT